CAAAAAAAGTCGACGCCCAAAGGTACGCCGATCCTCCCCTCATGCAGACAATTGTCACAAGTAAACTCTTGAGTTAAATCTACGTCAGGTACCACCTTATCATAAGTGGCTCGCAATTTGCGGGAAGCGCTTGCCGGAAGCACATCGATAAATTGTGCGATAGAGTTGGGGTCCGACATTCCATTAACTCCCTGAATGATCATATGGAGTTGATTGGTGATGGGCGACTCGGGAAGGTTCATCTTCTTTTGTTTAGCCTTGCGGGCGGTCCATGAGTTCTCATCAGCGCCAGTCAAAAGTTTAAGTTCGACTGTGACAGTTGTTGTCCCAATCTCTAGTGCCACCTCGAAGTGGCCCGAAGGCAGAAGAGTAGCGCTCTCGGGCAACTCTTGTGCAGTGTCCAATTCTAATTCTTGTAGGTTAAAGGTGTGGTTGCAAATGTCATCACAGCCCGGGCACTTTATGCGAGTCTCATAGCCGGCGCCGAAGCCGGTGATACGTGTCGCCATAATAAGCGCATTCTTATCTCCCAACAAAAGGTCGGTTACTTTGATTTGTTTATTAACGATTACTGATTGAAGAAGTCGATCGACTGCGACGCCTTTCTTAAGAAAAGACTCAGAGGTCAAAATATCTTCTTCTTTGGCCGTCATATGACGGATCTCAACGGTGTCGGAGCCGTGAAGAGGGTGACCTTCACCATAAAATCTGCCTTTGCTGGGGAGGTCTACAAAATCAGTTGGTGTTACAAACGAAAACGCTGTTGTAGAATTATCCTCAACGGCAGGGGCCGGACTTCCTTGGTCCGGGTTAACTGGATTGCCTCCAAGAGCGCGCTCCAGATTGTTTCTTTGTGCCATTCATTACCTTCTTTCTTTTCTAAGTACCGGCGCCGAAGTTGGTGGTTGGTATCTGACGGCCATCATACTCTGCCCAATCATACCGCATTCCGATCTCAATATTAAGTAAATCATCACCATCATAGTCCAAATCACCAAAAGTGGCAGACTTAATGAAAGCATTGCGGAGCGTCCACTCGGCAATCTTACTACCATCGCCATCAAGTTCCTTAATGGTAACGGTACCCAAAGCCTGCTGTGAGTCTTTCTTATTAATGGTTCCCGGCGTGGTCCCTAGCTTCTTGCGCTGTTCCGGGGGGACAAGGTAGCCCGATCCTTCGAGGGCCCTAAGGAGAAGGGCCTGGCCATCAGGGTCAACTGAGTTAACCAAGGTCACCGTAACTTCATTCCATGTTACGGACCCGGGATAGTAATAGGTATTTCCTAAGAATTTGTGCTCGGTTTCGCTTACTTCAAAAGAAGGCTTCGTCGCTGATTTGGCTAAATAGAGCTTATACATACCGATCCCGGAAAAGTTAACCGTAAATCGATGTTGTCTTTTCGGCTCTGAGCCGGGTAGTGTCCAAAATGGCATTTTAATAATCTCCTAGAAGGGCTGTATTAACTAGATACGCTCCTTGAAAAATCCTTTCATTTCTCTTTTTAGTCATCGAAAGATGCTCCCGTGCGACTAATATTGAAATCAATGGCAATGAACTCGATGGCGCGGGTGGGCTTCAAGAAAATCTGGGCATATAAGATGTTCCTATCGACTAACTCGGGAGTGGTTGTCGTCTCATCTAAAACCACCCTAAAATCGCTAAGTCCAAAGTTACCCTGCACTTCGCCTAAGAAAGGCTTCACCATTCCGATGAACCGATCCCAAGTGATCTGTACGTTAGGATCGAAGAGGAGTCGCGAAGACATTTGCGAGATGCGCTTCTTGACGAAAATCATCAGGCGCCGCACGTTAATCCGATCGAGGGCGGAGGGGGTAACCTGCAGGGTCTTCTGACCAAAGATTACAATGCCTTCTGCCGGGAACTTGGCGATCGGGTTAATGTTCGCCTCATACAAGTCGTCACGGTCCTTGCGTCGCAGCTGGTGCGACACGTCAAGGACTGGAATACCAGCTGATCCTTCTGTGAGTCCGCCGCGATTAAAGCCGGCGGGAGCGAACCACACCTGCGTTTTACGCTGGGAACTTGAGAAAGTACCAAGGGCAGCAATGGAAGGCGGCAGCCAAACCATGTTTCCAGCGATGGTGTCGCGGGAGCGAACCCAAGGATAGAAAGCACAACCATACGAAGAGTTAAGCGCTCGGTCCCTCAAGTTATTGATAACTGTCTTCAGGGCACTCGCGGTGTTGTTTCGGCTGATACTTGTGCTATCGGCGCGAGGAGCGAAACCGCCCTTCAAGTCAATAACCGCTAGGGCATCAGCGCGATCTTCACAAATGTTGAGTAAGTGGTTTGTAAGACCTTCGTGTGTAAGACCAGGCATAGAGGCAAGGTTCATCTCGACAACCTCAGGGTCCGAAACAGAGTCCATAGCTCTCTTGATACTGTTAAACTGATAGCTGTTCTGATCAGAGATACTGCTAATACCGTTGAGTAACGAATTCCGGAAAGGATTCATCTCGGTGATATCGAGACCATCAAAGCCGCCGTACAACGGTACCGTAAAGCGGTCGAAGCCGGCGCCCAGGACGCCAGAGACTGCGCCCGACTGACAGGTGAGCGAAGTACCCGCTGCGTGAGAACCAGATACCCAGTAAGCAAAGCCACCAGAGCCCGTAATATCATCCAAAGTAAACCACGTGGAGCGTTCAGAGATGTTGGCTGCTGGGCCGCCGAACATTGAAGTAACAAGTCCGCCGCGGGCCATATAGAGGTCCACGTTGGAGTCATCAAAAGTGGTACCGCCAGCAGTTCGGGTGGTTTGCATTCCGAAGTAGGCATCCGTGGGGCTAGCAAGATTGCCAGCCGAAGCGCTTACGCGGAATTCAGGTGCCGGATTTAGCACAGACGCCGTGAGGGCTGATCCACTGATAGAGAAAACCGAAGTGTTGCTATTCTCGTCTCCGGCGAAGCCTCCCACAGCTGTGGAAGCACTGTAGCGATAATCGCCACCGATAGTAGAGGATGCACTGACCCAGTTACCTTTGCTTTCATTAATCGTGAGGGTGCTGTCGTCTAGGTACTTGATAATGCCGCGGAAACCGAAAGGAAGAGTCGCTGCGTCAATCGCATAGCTCTCCACATCGTCTGCCATGGCCACACGAATGTAGTCTGATCGGCTGTCGTACTGTCCCTCGACGCGGTATCGACGTTCGGCCGCCACCCATTCGCGGCGGCGATCTCCGATCTTGCGCGCGACATAGTCCAGAGAATCCGGATTGAGGTTGCAATTATCGAACTGCTCGACAACCTTAACAACATTATCACTGTCATCCAACTTTCTTACAACGACCGAGAAACTACCATAGGCCGTGGACTCGTTAGTAGAACTCTTGATGCTCTGAATGGAGACCTTGAGGTTCTTATTAGTCCAAGAGCCGGGCTCTTCTAGAGCATGCACGGTGAAAAGACCGGGCATTAATTCCACGTTATAGCTGTTAGTCGAAGTACCACGCTGTAAAACATCGCAGCCTAAAATAAGTGGAGATTGCGCAGCCTGGAGGGGGTCTCGGTGTCCGGCTGCAGTTCCGTTGCTCGCGTTTGTAAGGGGAACAATAGCGGCGTAAGTTGTTGCTGTTGAAGGAATGTTGGCCTTCATGTGGCGATCAAAAGTCTCCCCAAGCCAGTAATTATCCGTATCAGTGTTTATCGCGCTATTGGTTTTTTGAGGATTGGTATTAAAAACCTTACGAATATATTTGGAATCGGAGTTGGTAAAATTAAAAACCGTTTTCAGGTCGTTCGTCCCATCATAGCTTTTAATGAGCATATTAAACTCATAAGGTACGCCGGTGTCCTTAACGATAACCGACGAGCCCGAAGAAGCAATACCAGTGGTAGCTGTGGAGCCGGTAGCCGCCACAATGTTCCCCGACATCTGAAGAAGGGCCGGGCTTGAGCCGGTGCTATAGAAAATGGCGGCGAGGGCTCCTTCAAAAGATCCCGTCGCATTAGAGCCGGAGGTGGTAAAATCGCCTGACCAAGGAAGTGCCTCAAAAACTACTAAGCCCCAGGCCTGAGTCCCGGTCCAACCGGAGTTTCCTTCGCCGGAGAGAGAACCTTCGCCTTCGGCGCCTAGAAGTCGCACATAAGTAAGGGGAGAACTGTTTTTAAGATAAGCCTGCGCCGCGTACGCACCATATGTGGGGGCCGTAGTATTGGCGCCGGTGCGCCAAACATCCGAACCTCCTCTGCCGGGGCTCGGGGCACCGAAGACGTTCACAAAATCTTCAAAAGAATTGACGGAAACCGGGCGAAGGCCCGGGCCTTTGGCTGCGCGGCCGATGATGACAGGCCCGATGCCTGCGGGCGATGCAGGAAGCTGCGAATTGTCGATTTCATCAACAAAAACTCCCGGCGAAACAAATCTAAAGTTTTTAACTGACATTAGTTAGCTCTCCTATGACTGAATGGTCTTATTAAATAGTATCTTATAATGGTAACAGACTTATTCTCTTCTAAAGTGGATAAATTCACGATTCCAGTATCGCAGTTAGGACTTACGATACCATCCCTCCTCTTGTCCTTTGCGAGTAACTGGTGCGTCGTCAAAGACGGTGCGCTCGCGGCCAATACGATATTCCACTGCGTTTTCCCGTCTAACAATTGAAGGAGGTTCTTGGTTTTCACCTTCCCCAATCAAGTACCCCAACACCTCCATGGTAACAATGGTTTCATAATTGCGCTGCTCCATCCCCAAATTGGTTTGATTAGAGTTGTCGGCAAAAGAGCCATTAATGAAGACTTCATAGGCATGCCCCTGTGCTTTTATGCGCCTAGGCATCCGGGAATTGCCCGCAATTGTAAAAAACGGTCTTATAAGTTCATTCATTTGTTGTTGATACTCACAGCGCAACGCAATTTCATATGTAACGGTCACCCAGACTGGGAGAGGAATTGTAACAGTTTCATAAACCACACGTTGCGTGCTCATCAGCCGCTTGTTTACGCTATAGCGTGCAGAGCGGACTTGAGAATTTACGCCGTAGCGCCGATTCGCATAGGCATTTTGGAATTGAGCAGTTTTCTGTTGATTAATTCCGCGAGCAATTGTAATAGTACCTCCGCGGGCGTCGGGAACCGGGTAAAGGTTGGCATAAGGCAGGCCGCGGCGGTTAGGTTCTTTATTAACACCTGTGCGTGCGATAGTAATGAGGGGCAAGATAAGGGTGCCGTCTTTGTCTCTAAGTTCTTTATCGTCTTTGACTTGGTAGGCGCGCTCTGTGGTCGTCCATAACACGGGCACTTTTTTAAACCCTTCATTAGAAACAAGCTGGAGGTCAAGGTCCGCATTTACAAAGTCTAAGACCGCACGATCGATAGTTTCCAAGCCCGATGGCTGGAGTGTTATTTCTTCAAGCTTATCCTCAATTTCCTTGTCGCCAATATAAGCATACCTTTTGTCTCTTGTCTTTTTTTGAATTTCTTCTTGTGTGCGCTTACTCCGAGCCATAGTCCAGGTCCCCCTAGCCTACGTAGATGCCAGTCGGCACATTGGAAAGAACTTTTTCGGCTGAGTCTTGCATACTTGAATCAACCTCAGCCAGCTTATCGTAAGTAATCATATCCAGAATCGCCTTTAGCTCATCCCGCAGAGCACTCTGTTCGGCGGCAGCTTGACTTAAAAGATCCGATGCATTGAGTGTAACACTTTCACCTGGGATTGGAATGGAGGCAAACTTGCCCCGAATTTGCCCCAGCATTTCCTTAGTGAGCGCTAGTGCAAAGCGCCTGATCCACTGTTTTCCAATAGAATTGATACTGGAGTATGGCAGATTATTAAAGGGAACGGTGTTAAGATTATTTATGCCCTTTGATCCCGTGGAGCCGCGGCCAGTGTCGTCCCATGGTTCGTATTGATTATCAATTGTGAACTGGATCCAAAAGCTTTTGGGACTTGTGTCATCAGGGGTGGGGAAAAGCCTGAGCATGTTGTCTTTAATCTCATAAGAATAATGAGAGGTCCGTGTATATATAGCATCTTCATAGGCCATAGCCTGTAGTTTGTTCTGCCACACCGGTATAATGTCAAACGTGGAGTCATCCGCAAACTGCCCATAGGTTCTCATATTTCCCACAACGGAGAAGCCCCCGTAATAACCATAAAATCTCCACATGGCACGCGGGCTCTTAAAAAATACTTTACGAACTATAATTCTCTTATCTTGTACTGCGCCATAATATGGCACCGTCGTATCAGCAGAGGACGACGAAGAAATTAAGGTCTGAAGATCATAATCTTGTCGTTGTGGAATAGTGGAGAATGAAGCTGAATAAATAGGGGTGAGGCCGCCGAATCCCGTCTCGGTGGCTAAACCTTCGGATATCCGGCGGACGTAACCATAGTCGAACCTGGGGTAGCGTAGCTCGATGTCCGATCCCGAAAGAGCTGACCCTGATTCAATCTGTCCATCTTGATTAAAAGAGGCTGTTGCTGCGCCTAAATAATTCGATAGCGAATTTTTTGTCTGATGAAGATTAATAAGATAGGAATACTCTAATACAGCTTCTTCGTAAGCAGCATATACATTTCCTTCGCTTAACTCAATATCGAGTACATCTCCGCCTAACTTCTTGTAGGTATAAGCCACCTGATCGACGGCGCCAGACAAAAAGGGACCGGACTCTACATATATTCCAAATGGCAACGAGCTAGATACATTTGCAATCGCTCCCGTAACGGGTAAAATATTAGAATTACTCGTGGAGGCGGGTTGTAAATTAGGGATTGCCATTGATAATACCTCTTTTGTTCATTACTAAATAGAAAGCCCCGACTCTTTCGAGCCGGGGCTTTCAGAAAAGTTGACCGAAGTCAGCTCTAGACTAGATCTTGTACAATCACAAGACCGTACATGTCAGGACGCACCATCTTCTTGGCGTATCGAGTCATGACTCCCTTACGGGGCACGAAATCTTCAACACCGAAGATTGTAGGCGTAGTCTGCAGTGGCACGTACGGAGCGTAAACATAGCCACTCTCTAGGAAGCTACCTCCGCGTCGGCCAACGAGGACCAAAGTACGCGGGAAGTACGGATCGACATAAATGTCGAACTTCTTCGAAAGTGAACCAACCTTCACGGTTCCAATATCGCCACGATCACTATCAGCAGTCACGTTAGCGCGGAAGCCAGCGGTGAACTCAAGGATGTTGGCAACTTCAGGTCCGCAGACGACGAAGTTGGCAGCACCGCGCAGAGTCTTGCGGTGGATCTGGGCAGAAACATCGTTGATGGTCTCAACGAGGGTCTCATACCACTCACTAACGTTACCAGTGAAGTCAGGCGTCGTAGAGGCACCCATTTCCACACCAGTTTCGCGGTTGACGAAACGACCAGCAGCACGGGACCAGTGGCGGATGCCAGCGGTTGAGCCACGAACGAGGTCCTCAAGGATCTCGCGATCAATTTCAAGAGCGATCTGCTCAGACAGAATCTGAGTAAGCTCGACCTCGGCGTCAAGGTTGTGGTAGGCGTTAAGATCTTGTCCTAACTCCGGGGTCCACTTAGCCTTGAGCTTCTTGGTAAC